GGTTCTTCAGCACTCCGACCGTCAGAAAATCGGGCTTGTCGGTTTGCGTTTGGCGCTGCTCGGGGCGGCGAGGATCGCGCGCGGAATCAGACACAAGCGGCCGCTGGCGCGCACTGTCCATCGCATCGGCCTGATTTAGCGCGCTGATCGCCATGCCTCTATTCGTCCTTCATTCGCGCCATCGCCTTGGGCGAGATATGCCCAGACTTGGCGAGAGCGTGCGCCCGACGCGCCGTCGCATGATGCTCTTCAGCGCGCTTTTCAGCGTGCTTGCGGATCGCCTCAAGAAACGGCTTATTGTGCGAAATCTTCTCCGCGCGGTCTAGATGGTCGCTGGCATCGCGCAGTTCGTAATCATCCCATCCGTCCTTGCGCTCGTGCGGAGGAACGTATTTCTTGTGAGTTTCATCAGGCTCCATTCCCCTACCACTGCTCATACGTCCTCCTTAGCGGCTACGCGCTCAAGCTGCTTCTGTGAAATCTTGCCGGCGCGCAAAAGGTCTTCCGCCTTGCGCATTGTCGGAGATGGTTCTTTGTCGGCTTTCGCGCCGAGGACCTGCTTCAGATCGGCCAATGCCTCATCCATCGCATCGACTGGAATTTCAAGCTGATGGCTTTGAACCTTGCTGGCGATTTCCTTGGCCTTGTCGATCGCCTCTTTCGCTGTCTTTCCAGCAGCGACGACAGCGCCAATCTCCGGCATTCCCGTTGACTGAGGGCTGACAAAAATATCACCGTCGATGACCGTGTAATGGCGCAACTTGATGTTGTCCCGGTATTCCTTGGGAAACCGAATGTGCGCGTAATTGCTATCCGCCCATGACGAATGCAAAAGGACTTCCGCGCCCCACTTGTTGTCGCCGAAATCAGGTTCAAGCAAAATCCCTCCAGCGCCTTCCCAGATCACTTCGGAGAGATTGTTGCACATGATCTGCATCAGTTCGTTCGGCGGACTGCCGCAACGCGCCGTTCCATCAATCAGGTAGCCCTGGCCTTCTGGCGTAATCCTGACCTCCGTACTCCAACAGCCGCGATATTGATGCTTGCGCATGTACGCCGAAACTGCCGCGTTGACATCGGAAACCTGCGGGGGAACGCTGGCGCGGTCAATGACCTTGCAAACATACGCCCGGTCTTTCTTCTCGACCCCGGACATGGTTTGCGACCAGAACTTTCCGTCAATTGCAACGCCGTCCCATCCGCTTTCAACAGCCGGTTCAATCGCGTCTTCGACAACGAAATCCATCACATGCGCGCGAGCGCCTAATCGATGTTCGATTTCATCCAGGACAGGCTCTGCATGATCGTAATCAAGCGCACTCAACGTCTCAATATCGCCGCGCTCGCCGCATTGGCCGCCCAGTTTGACGAACTGATTCTTCGTCTTCTTGAGATGCTTGCGGAGATCGGCAATTCCCTTGATTTCCTTATAGCCGCCGACCGGGAGGCCAGCATTCGCCATCATCTTCTTGGTGGCGACGCGATCCAGCTCCAGCATCGAGCCGGCAGAGCCGCAGCCCCAGACACGCTTGCCCTGCGCGCGTAAATAAGTGTGAAGGCCCGCTTCATAGACATCCGGGAACACCACAATGTCCACGTCATCGATATAATTCCACGGATCAACGACGCGTTCAAAGTCAGTGTCGCCAGCGCCGACGACAAGCCCGCGTGAAGTCGGATAACCTCCAACCCAATTATTTGCGTACAACACGCGGCCAAAATCCTTCGACATCCGCTTTGCGACCTCGACGAATATCCCGCCAGGCTCCCAAACAAGTGCTGTCTTCGCTTTGAGGTTCGCCATGCCCTCACGCAATCTTCAAGGTGGAAGGTGCGCTCATTTCATCCATCGCCAGCCCGAAATTATGGATAGCTCCGAACAAATCAGCAACGTCGAATTTACGGCATGATGCGATGAAAAGATACGCCCCAGTATGATCGGGCCAAGTATCAAGAGCCAAGAACGATTCCGTAATCGGCTGAAGCATCGTCATCCCAGAGCCGCCTTTTCCATCCACAGGATAATGCCATACAGCAGCTTTCCCGGCAGGCTCCATTTTCATGCCGATCGCACACTGGCGCAGAAAGAACCGCCACTCATCTTCGGTTTTCTGTCCACGAAGCACAACCCCTTGAGTGTGCATCCGCCTGCCGAGCGTCAATCCGTCCATTCTCAATCTTCTCCAGAAAACCGCTTCATCGCCTTGGCTGAGATAAGGCCGCGAGCGTGCAACTTCTTCGCGCTGTTCTTGACGTGGATCGGAAGCTTGCCGACCTTCGACATTTCACGCTCTCCTTTGCCGCGAAATGCGATCTGTCTGTTGTTCCCCGCCGGCTGCGTCACCGCCATGATGCAAACTCCGCCAATCACTCAAGGTTATCGCATACAACAAATGATCCTTCCATACCCCATTTATGGACATAAAATCACGGGCCAAGCCTTCTTTCTTGAAACCCAGGAATTCCAGTCCACGAATTGATGTATAGTTGTCCACAAGCACACTCGCCTCGATGCGCCGCAGCGACAGAACCTTGAACGCAAAGCGCAAGCCCCATGCCGTCGCTCGTATCGCATGGCCGCGCCCGACGAACGGCTTACCTATCCATGTGCCGACAGATGCGCTCTGCAAAGGACCGCGCCGAACCGGGCCAATGGTCATTCCGCCGACGAGTTGCCCGCCATCGTTGCGTAGGAAGAACGCATATCCAAGCCCACGATCCCGTTCGGCTTGCTGGCTTTTGAGCCGTTGCCGGAAGCGATCGGCGGATAACTCGTCATCGCGCCATGTCGGCTCACTCGCTTGGAGATAGTCGGCGGACGCCAGTCGCAAGGCGCGGTACTCGGCAAAATCGCCGGGCTTGGGGATGGTGATGTTCATATCGTTAGCGTCCCAAAATCGCCAAAGCCTCTATCGCTGTCGTCGCCATATCCATCTCGCACTGTAATATCCTCCTTTTTGGGCTTCGGAGCATCGATCATCTTGGCTAATAGCTGTCCACACAAGCCTAAACTATCGACAATATCGTCGTGAACACCGGCTGGAAACCGCATCATCTCAAGTTCCAGATCGCCACGCCATGGCGCCGTCGCAGGAATGCGCAGGCCGCGCGTTGCAATCATTCCTCGAAATGATTGCGCGCGCACGGCCTTGTCGCCGCGTGTCGGGAATTGCTCACGGACGACATATGCCTGTCGCTTGTTCATTTCGCGCTCAAGAAATGGCCCGACGCCGGACTTTATTTGCCCCATTTCCTCAGCCCATCCGAACGGGCGCCACTTGCGCACCAGATCGCAGAACGCATCAACCCATTCGTCAGACGCCGCCTGTTTGCGCCATAGGTCGACCAACCACGGATTGCCGTCGCTATCGATGCCTATGACCGCATGCACAGTGAAATCGCCGCCGTCCGCCGTCACGGCATAATCGCTACCACCGTACAAGCGCAGGCTTTCCTTCGGGGGAATCACATCGACGGGGATGAGCCATTCGCGCTTGAAATAGTCGCCCGTGTCTGGAATTGGCTCTTGCTGGTAGAGCGCCGACCAGTCTCTAGGTGGCAATGTCTTTTTTATACGGTTCAAAGCATCTATATCATATTGATCCGGCCAAAGAGCGTTTCCTTCATCAGATATTGCCGGAAGGCTTAGAACATCCCATCCCTCATGCTTATGCTGTTCTAAAATCACCCCCGATAAATCCGCCTCATGCCATCGAGTTTGTATCAAAATTATCCTGCCGCCCGGCATGAGGCGTGTGTACGCTGTTGATGTGTACCAATCCATCGCCTTTTTTCGCATGATTTCAGAATCGGCGTCTTCACGATTTTTTACCGGGTCATCGATCAAAAGCAAATGCGCGCCCCTGCCGGTCAGTGGCCCGCCAATGCCTACCGCATAAAATGCGCCGGCCTGCTGCGTCGAATATTCAAAGCCTCCCTCCAAGACAACTTCCTGGGACACGACGTGAAATCGCTTTACGCTTTTGCTGTCGTCAGCCAATCGAACGCCTGGGAAAATAGACGAAAAAATGACATCATCGATTTGGTTTTTCACCTTGCGCCCGAAATCATCGGCCAAATCTTGCGCATAAGTCGCTGTGACAACGTAATGGCTGGGATTCCGCCCAATATACCAAGCCGGGAAGAATTCACTCGCCAGCATGGATTTCCCATGTCTCGGAGGCATCGAGATCATGAGACGAGTTATCTCACCACGCTCGACCGCTTCAAGTTTGCGAGCAATCAACCTGTGGTGCGGCGCATCCCGATATCCAGGCCACTGATACGCGGCATAGGATATCAATCGCGAGTGCGCGTAATCCTCAGCTGTCGGCGCGGAGGGCTGCTTCAACTGCTGCATCACGCTGCTTCTTGCTCACTGCTTCGTTTTGAATAGCGGACGGTTCATCGCTCAAATTGAACGCCTGCCGCTCAAGACCGATGAATGTTTTCAGAGAACCGGCCAAATTCCCTAAGATAACAGACTTATCCTTCAGCGATGTTCCATCTTCATTGGCCTCAAGTTCGGCGAATAGCGCGCTACTGATCTTTCGGCCCCGAGCGATTTGCGCGCGGTGCTCAAAGACCACCTTAACGCCCCGTTCTGCCGCCTCTTCGACAATCTGTCTGGCGCTTGCCCCCGGCTTGGTAACTTCGCTGGTAACTAGCCTGTTGGTAACTTCCTTGCGAACCTTCTCAGCAAGGTCTTGAACCCAACGTTTGTCTTTGATCCTTTTGCCGATGGCGACATGAGAGACGCCGAACTGTCGGCTGATTTCGCGGACGGACAATTGCCCTGCGCGGTATTCGCGCTCTATGGCTTCCCAATCAACAGCTGGCCTCTTTACCGCAGGCATAGACGCTTATCCCTGTTCATCGAGCGCACATGCCTTGATCGAACCTACAGCCCGTTCTATCGCGGAGAGAGCCAATTCCAGCATGTGACGCTGTTCACGATCCAATTCCCGCTTGCGGTCGCGTAAGTAGGATTTCAGATCATGTGCTATCGTCTCTGGACGTAAATGCAAAGGGGATGCAAGTTCGGCTTGTCGAAGGCCATCCAGCACATGACGGCCGTTGAATATCGTTTCGTGGCTTCGCCTATTCAAAACTCGCAATCCCCTTCAATGCGCACAGGTTCGGTTCTGACCGGGTGGCGCCGCAACTTGATGATCGTCCTCAAAACGTCAGCATACCTGTTTAGCGTGTTCTCGCTAATCGGGTCGAACGAAGAAGCGTGCCTCACCATGATCGCGGCGGCCCGCTCAAGCTCAGGCAGCGCATCCTTTATTTTTGCCTCTGCAAGAGCATCGGCGAACATAGGCTCCAAAGCACGTTCCTCGCGAATAGGATGGATATGCGACCCAACAGGATCAATGTTTCGATCCACGCCCCCCGCGAAGGGGGTGACGCCGACGAGTTGCCCGCGCTGCTTCGGCGCACCGGAGGCCAATGGCTTCGGTTTGCCGGAGGCCGCGCAAAGATCGCCAAGAGGAACTTTCCTCCCGGCAATAGGTTATCGGATCGACGGTCGCTAATTTCCCGAAAAACGACAGTATGTTGGTTAAAACATACGCCCGCCGATCCGAAGCTTTATTGCGGATGTTAACTACAAACCCGCAAAACACACTGTTATATTTTTCGCATTATCATAGGTTAAGGTCAAGACGCATCGTTAGGTAGCGTGGATTTTTGCGATGTTTCACTTCACAAAACCTTCCACGATTAAACTCAAGGCTTCAGACTGCCACGGCTTCATTTCGACGCCAAGAATCAGGCGAACGAACTGGCCGAGAGAGCGACGCATCTCGTCGGCGTCAATCCGCGTACATTTGCACGTCATGGTCTGGCGGAGCATTTCGCCGCAGGTCTGGCATGTCAGAGGCTTATGCGGCATTAGAGTTGGTTTTCTTTCTTGCGACGATACCAAAGCGCGCGGCAAATGCCTTCAGCCTCCCAAGGGCGAACGCCAACAATCTTCGGTCGCCCGCGTCCTTTCTTTCCAGGTAGCTGGTTTTCGTCCACCAGCGGCGCGGCGACAATAGCCGTAGCCATCGGCGCTTCGGAAAAAATAGCGCGCTTCGGTAGTGCCGCTAGCTGATTGAGTTTTGACGAACTGTTTTCCATGGACAAGTTTTAGCAAGATTGGACAGAAAACAATAGACGCTTATCGGATTATGGACAGTTATTTTAGTTGGCGGCCTTCCCGGATTCCATGACCAATGTTCGCCGCGTTGATTCCGATGATGGTCCGGGATGTGTTGCCTTGCCCGCCGCCGGGGGAACAAGGGGAGTACCGGACGCGGCAACCGTTAAATTTCGCCTTTCGCTATTTCTAGCGCCGCCTTGATGCGCTCGACCTTCGTGCTTTTCGTCTCCACTATCGCCATGGACACGTCAGTGATGATCTGATCGACTTCGGAAGGGCTGGGCCAGGATGTTTCATTGACCGGGCCGATATGCGCAGGCTCGTAGATCACACCATGATCGTTGCGGGGCTGACCATTAGCAGCGTGCGCGTGAAGATCAGCGGGGAGAACTATGCGCTTGGGGTTCATTGCCCACCCTTTCGCGAATTGAGTTTTGATGCGGCGGTTTCCCGACGCTTATCGAAAAAACTAGCAAGATCATATGACTTGTATTCCGCGCGGATATATCGCTCTCCGCGCATCCATGCATCATGCTGGCGGATGCCGTGCATAACCGTAGTGTGGCAGGCTCGATTGAGTTTCCTGGCGATTTGCGAATAGGTCATGCCTATTTCTTTGTTCATCCTGGACATCAATTCCTGACGCGCCCGCACGATCAACCATGATTTTCGATCAGAAATAATTTCGCCCCATGAAACGCCGCGCTTGGTCAACACCTCTTCGATAATCAATTGGGTTTTCGACTTCCCGGCAACGGCGCCGCTCGTCCCGCATTCCCACGGCCAATGGCCAGGTAGTGTGATGATTTCCGGCTGCGGACCTATCGGCTCAAGATAGAGCGTCATGGGCCGAGATATGGCGCGAATAGGCCGAGGAACGCAAACGCCAAGTCGCTGTTTTCTGGCGATGGTTTCAGCCCTAAAATACATTCCGGGTTCCGTTGAAAGGCAGGTCGCCGCATATCGAATCGCAGCGGCCCTGAGTTAGTGTCCTTGGGGAGGATTTACGCCGCGCCAATTTCGCATGTTCGTTACG